AAATGCTGGTGGCATCGCAGCGAAGCTACTCGGCTGGGAGTCTTAGTAGTCTCCCTTTAACCGAGTATCGGGGTTACTTACCTAGCTCGTAGAAGTCTAGTAGGAGAAGATCCATGCTAAACTCTAAGAGCTACGATGAGTACGTTCTAGGACTTTACGAAGCTATGTTAAGTGACATAGCGGATCGCTGTCCTAGTCTTCGCATAGAGTGCGAGCGCGATTACAAGCGTTTGCTCTCTGCTATCAATCAGATGGGACTTCCATTTGTTTTGGAGGTCCTACCTGCTTTTGGTAAACACCTTGATCAGTGTTTAGCAAAAGGACTCCTAACTCCTTGTGGTTTGGCCCACTTTAGGCCTTACAACAGGAGAGTAGCTATCCCTCGACTTTTCAAGGGGCTGCTACTTCGAGTTTTTGATAGTAACGGAGTGTTGAGGTCTGATCCTGATGTGCAGTCTATCAAGGACGTCCGTCAGCTTTCGTCTGCTTTCAAACGTTTCAAGGTAAACTGCCCTGACTCTAGAACCTGGAAACAGATTCATGAGTTCTTCACGATCGACGACGAAATCGTCCCCGTTTCCCTTGATTGGGATGGTGACGATTTTAGCTCTAATGATAGTCGCTATCTTCAGTTTGGAGATAACGTATCTTTGGAGCCAGATGCTCCCCTCTTCGAGAGAATCGGGGAACCGTCCGTCAGTTCCAGTTTCGGTGCTCGTAACGCCTGCGCGATTCAATTCGTTGCCGACGTCATCTGCTCCGAACTCGGGAGGTTCGACCCTCTCGAATGGAACTCTCGACATGGACCAGGAGCAGTAGCTGACCTTAAGGGTGGTGAGTATAAATACTCATTCCCCACCTGGCCGGCTAAGCTCGAGAAGTCTTTCCATCTGGCCGACTTTGCATTTGCATCGTACGACCACTGGATCGGTTTTCTCGCATCAACGGAAGCTAATGATCTCTTGCGAGACCACGAGCCTCCGGCCCGTCTCTTGGCGGTTCCGAAGACCTATGCTGGACCCAGACTTATCTGTTCTGAGCCCACATCTGGTCAATGGTGCCAACAAGTGATTCGGGATTATTTGATGTCTCGTGCTAAGGACACTAGTCTCTCTCCTTCGATCGATTTTCGATCCCAAGAAAGGAACCAAGAACTTGCACAAGAAGCTTCCCATACT